GATGACGCGACTTGGAATCAGGATACACCAGATGTGGATTGCTTCACGGCAGAATCGTAGGATTTCTGCAAATCGGAGCAATAGCGGATGACTCCCGCCGGCGGGTTGGCTGTCTTGTGGCCGAGATTCCAAATCTGACCGATCTCAGTCAAGTTCTTGGGCTCGAAGTGCGCCACGTAGGAATTGAAGTGGCTCACAAATGAACGTGCGCAGTCGTCAAGGCTGGTTTCGAGTTCGGCAGGAGTAAACCCTGGGCAGTTGATCAGCATGGTCTGCCAGGGGCCAAAGCTGGACGCCCCGTCCCGGCCATACTTCGCCACGAGAGAGCGCTGCGCAGGACTCGAAGCCCATACCGAACCGCCTACGTCGTATGCGGGTTCATGGCGCGGCCCGCAGTCGTTGCCTGTGCTGCTCTCGTTAGAAGCCAGTGCAGCCATCACACGTTCGCCGTCGAGTCCTGTCGGGACTTTCAAAACCGGACCATACTTTGCGCAGGATGCCAGGACTTCGATCTTTTGAAAACTGTTCATGTTGCCCTCATAGGTCGTCGGGTTGAGGAAGATCGCGGGGCCATCCCGGATTAGGACTCGGTGTATCCATGGCGAATCCGTTTTAGTGCACTCGGAAGATAAAATTTATAACCCACCCCAAGAACGCGCCCATGATGCCAAAGGCGGCCGCGTAGCCGGTCATGAGCATCTTCCACCGTTCCTGGGCAGTCAATCGATTGTTGAGACCTTCGATAGCAGCGGGGAGGTCTTTTGTGCGTTCCACTAGTAACGTTAGGTCGGTCTTCAGTGCCGCTAGTGATGCGCCATGCTCTTCGAGTAGTTTGGTCTGCGAGTTCTCTCGCTCTTTGGTGAGTGCGTCACGCTCTTTGGTCAGCCGCTCAATGTCCTTTTGGAGAGCGTTCACTCCCTCGAATTGGCTTACGTTCGTTCTGCGCTCTGCCATTGATTTCCCCTTTGGTATCAGTTCACGACTTCATGCCAGGAGTTCAGTATGAAGGTCGCACCGTTACTGATCGTTTGGATTGTTACCTTAAACGTCGCCCCAGGGGGAACGCGTAAATCGAATCCTGAAATATTCTCCGTGTTGCAATCATTGGTTATTTCCGAGTTATTGTTTATTTCCGCGTAAAGGAGTGGAGATCCGTTTAGGTATCCTGTCAGCATCCCTCTCGGCCCAGTACATCCGCCGGTGCTGTCGAACTCTTGGATGTTTACGTACTCGTCCAGCCAGTGCGATGTGGAGTTTGTGTATGTATTCGAAGCGGCATAAGTCGAACCACCCGCGCACGATACGCTAGTGCAGTCGTTGATGGTCCAAGAGGACGAACCTCCCGTAATAGATATGACCCTCCCCTGCGCGTCTGTGGTAATAGATGTCGGATTTGCGTATGTACTAGCCGTTCCGACTGACGGCAGCCCGACACTTGTCTTTCCCGTCCCGTTTGCGGCTGACAGAGTAGCGTCGAAGTTGATAATTGGCTGTTGGGGAAGCGCAGCCCCGGCAGACTGTACGGTCTGGTAGTAGAAGGATGGAATGCTTCCGATCTGACTCCACAGCACCTGAGCGCAGTTTGCCGCCCAACTCGTCGTATCGCCTTGCGAGTAGAGTCCTGCTCCGCATTGCGTTGGGGAGTGATCGGACGCAGATGCTGTCGTGGCGTTGCCGGTCAGCGGCCCGATGAATCCTGCGGCGTCAGTGAGCGCGCCGGTCATTGTGCCGCCGGCCGCCCAGTTGTCAGCCATGGCAACATCGGGAACGAAATACTGACCGTAAGACGAGTTGATCAGAAGCCCGTAATGCCCCACATGGGCGCAGAAGAAGTAGTTGCCGCCAGCGTCAGATGTGAATGGGTTTGTGGGGGTTGCCGTGCTGAGGGCTGTCGAGGTGAAGATACTGACCTTGTTCGCCACGCAATTGGACGCCGTCGATCCCGACGAGCAGAGCGCAACCGTAGCGTAGGGAATCGGAGCAATGACGCCGTTCGAGATGGTCTGTGCGACGTTTGATAAACAAACGCCGATAGGAGCCTGGGCGACGGAGAAGGCTGCGCATAGCCAAATGGCGGTGAGGGCGATGATGCGCTTTACTGGTCGGTTCACAGGGCCTCCGGAGACTTCACCAACTGCGGGCCAGCAACTACGGCCTCTTGCGGTTTCGAGTCCTGATTCGGTGCCTGTTGCTCGATGCGCCCAACGATCTGCGTCGAGATGATCTTCCGGCATTCTGGGTTTCCGCAAAAGATGATGGCACCGATCATGCCGCCGGGAAAGATCTGGTTCATGATCGAGAGCCGGGCCGGATCGTCTGCGCAATACGGGCAGGCCGGCAGCATAACAGGAGTCACAAGAGCGGTTTCGTTCGGTTCAATCTTCGTTTCCATCGGTGTTCCCTCCAAAGTGAAAGACTCGCCACCGAGCCTCTTATCAAGGTCCTGTGGCGAGTCAGACTGGTTCTGTACCCGTCAAAGCGATTGTACCTCACCCTAGTAGCGGTAGAAAGCGATGTGCGTTGCAGTGGGCGGCGGGGCGATGGTGTACGTGATTGTTGCGCCGCTCAAGGCGAAGTCAACCCCTCCCGACTTCAGGAGTTGGTACCCACGGTACAGGCGAAGACTGGCAGCCGGGTTTGGAGCTTGCGGGAGCGTGAAGACCTTGTTGGTCCCGTCAAAGGTTCCAGTCGGGGTGATCCAATCGGCAAAGTTCGGTGCCACTCCAGTTCCCGCATAGGTCCCCCAAGCGAGGAACGATGCGCTGCCAATCGGCACAGATGGCACAATGACGTTGCCGTCAAGAATGGAGTAGTCAGTACCAATCTCCGCAAATACTGAATCAAGCAGGCACCGAGCAGGCTTGAAGAAGTTGATGATCGTGGACATGTATCCGAGTTGATCGGGAGACGCTCCCATGCTCTGAAAGAGGCCGTTGCGGTAGAGTTCAATGGAAATCGGGGCGTCTGGCAGTACTAGATTCGAGCCCGATACGGTCGGCACAACAGCATCGAAGTATAGTGGCGTCCCGTCCGTGGCCTTGCGCATCAGGATGCACAATGATGAATTCAACGCAGGAGCAAAGGCCATCGTGAGTCCCGTCCCAGCCGATGTGTAGTCAACTCCCGGACGCTGCAAGAGCCCGTTGTAGAAGACGCGGAGAGAACTTCCCACTGGAATTGAAGGGAGACTGAATACGCAGTTGCTTCCGTCGATGGTTCCGATGGGCGATTGTCCCGATCCGCTCACTCCCACGCGGAAGACAGCCCATCCCTGGTTGGATGGATATGACGATCCACCCCAAGATTCCTGCCCTTCGAATAGCGCGGCGTTGAATCCGCAGAGGGATAGCGCTTGGCTGATAGCGCCCGGCGTGCCCATGATCTTGTGGAGCGGCAAAGCGTTTTGAATGATGGTCTGGGGAGTGACGCCCAACGCCTGCATTGGGACACTGGGAATCATCATGTCGAGTTCCCAAATCAAGTAAGGCAAGATGGAAGCCGGGAGGTTGTTTCCAAGAGTCCTGATAAGCAGAGGAGTCAGGTCGAGAGACTCAAGGCGCGCAGAGAGTTGCATGTGGGCTTGAGTTCTTAGGTCGTTGATTGATGATGCGGGCCTGAGATTGTTTGCCATGTTGCTCAGGCCCCCCTATGGCCTATCCTTATATTTCATAACCTGCCGTCCCGCGGATTTGCATCCCAGTCCGATCCTGCGGATTATTGCGTTGTCTTCACTGTCTCATGGTGCTGGTATCCGCCTTCAGTTTCCCAATGCTTTCAAAATGCCTTCAACTTCTTCCAAATCTTTGACCAAAAGAACGTTATGCGCGTTTTTTGCATCGAGGATATCAGCCGACAGCCGGTAGCGCAAGTCAGAATCCACCTTGATTGAACAAGCCTGTCCTACGACAAAGCCCGTTGCAACCAACAAGATCATCACCAGCAATACGCTATGTTTCATGCTGCCGCCGCCGCTGCCGGTGCCAGCGTAACTCCGGCGATTGTGCCTCCCGCGAACAATTGCGCCAGGCTGTAAGGCCCCTTAGTTGCGTCTGTAAAAGTCACTGTCATGTACGCCATTTTTCTCCCTCATTCAGCGGTAGTGCTCAATGAAAACTCAGTAGTTGGCAGCCAAGTATGAGCGCCGCAGATGGTGTCCACGTTGGCTGTGTTGACGCGCCGGGCGACTGGATCAAGTAGCCCGCGCCGCCGCCCACCGTTACACCGGGGTTGTACGGGACGTAGCTCAGCGTATACCCCCCGCTGATCGTCGAGGTTCCAGTAGAGGTGTACTCCTGATTTAACCCGGCGAACACGACGTGCGCTCCAGATCCAGGGTTGATGGCCGCTGTCTGGCAAGTTGACGTGCCTGTGGCCGTCACCAGGTTCGAGTCGTATACGCCAGACACACCCACGACTGGGTATACCCACATCGTGCCGTACATGGCCCCACTCCCTCCAGTCATCGTGAAGCTGGTCGAGGAGCATGTACTGGACGGGCGCAGTTCGTAGAAGAATTCGTCCGCTGAATTGGCGGCGGGCGGCTGGAGCACACCAAGTGGCGTCAATGTGGTGGATGAGCAATTGTCCACCACACTGACGCTACCCGCGATGGTCTCATAAAACGTCGCGTGAACCACGACGAGCGTACTGCCCGCCGTGTTCACGCCGCTCAGAGTGTACGGGTTGGTGCCAGCCGTCGCCCCGGACGTGATGGGGTGCGGGATTGATGGAAGCGTGGTGTATGCAGAGGAGCCATTGTCGGACGGCCCCGGATTCTGCGCGAACATTGCGAGCATAAGAACAGCCAAGAATCGAATCATCGCGCCCCCACATTAAACGTGATGCTGCTGTATGTGATAGATGTACCGGTTTGATTGCACACGATCCAACTCATCGTATTAGTAGACGAAGGCCACGCCTTGAAGGTCATTCCCCCCG